CTGGTGGGTGCCGATCGTGAGAATCGCGAGCTCCCCTACGATCCTGTCTTTCGCTGCCATGTCAGCTCCTCGTAATGATCTGCGTGATGGTGATCTCGAAGCGCGCCAGATGCGCCGTCAGCATGTCATCGCCGCGGCGCACCAGCACAAAACCCGTCTCGCCCCCGTCCACGCTCAGCAGGCTTGCCTCCCAGACCGCACCGTCCAGGTTCGCCTCATCGCGGAACTTCGCAAGCACCGCGTCCACGAGCGCCTCGAATCGCGGCTCGCTCTCGCGCCCGGGATCGATGGACCAGGGCATTTTCAGCTCCAGCACGTACCGGCTGGTCTGGATGGCCTCCGGGCCCTGGAAGTCGTTGATGGCCCGGTCCGGCCAGGCCTCGGAAACGCTCGCGCGCCGGATGTTCCACCAGGGGCGCCCGGCGGCCCGCCGCGCATTCATCCAGGCGGGGGTCCGGCCCCACACGTCTATCCAGTCGCCCGCGCCGGGGATCGAGAGGACCATATCGCGGATCAGCGCCCGGATCTGGCTGTCACTCTTGAACGTGGGATCGCCGAAAGGCATCTCAGACGCCTCCGGACATCAGGCGCGCCAGCCGGTCCGCCGCCTCGCGGAAAGCGCGCTCGATGAGGGGCTGTGCCAGCAAGAGGCTGCGCTGCGCGAACTCCTGCGCCCTTGTGCCCCGGCGGGCGATCGCGAACTGGATCCGGCGCGCCACCCCGTACGACTCCCCGGGCGGCACATGCAGCTTGCGCTCGGCCCAGTGAATGAGCGGGCCGACCGGCGGCCAGTGCGGCCGGCTCCCGAACTCCACCACGGGGGCATAGCCGGCTTGCCACCACACATACCCGCTCACATCCACCGGTTCCTGCGAGTTAACGCTCACCTGCGCGCCGATTGTGTCGCGCAGGTGAGCCGTCGCACCCACCGGGGTCTGGTCGAAGGCGACGGTCCGCAAATGCTCCGCCGCCCTCGCCATGGCCTGCTCCAGGATCTGCGCCGCCTGCGGTCCCATTCCGGCCCGCAGGCGGGCGAGAAGCCCGTTCAGTTGGTCAAGCGACCGCGCTTCAACCTCCATATGCAGTGCGTACGGCGCGCCGGTGTCCTGCCAGATCCTCACAGCTGCGGCCACCCCCAGTCCGTATGGCGCGCCGCGGGGGAATGGGTGGCGTTGCCCTGCGCGTCCGCCCCTGCGCCCGCGATCGCGAGCCCCCGCCTGCGCAGGTGGGCGGACAGCTCGCGCCAGACGTCGGCCTTTTCGCGGTAGTTGACGCTATCGGCCGGGATCGCGGGCGCATTGCTCCTGCCGAAGCGCGCGGCCACGGCCTGCGCCACAAGCGATGCCGCCAGATGCGCCGCAGCCTCTGCCAGGCTGTTTGGAATCGAAGCCTGGGTCCAGGGCAGGGTGAAGGTCAACACGGCGCGATCCCCGGGCCCGTAGGCCCTGCCGAGGATCCGCCACCCGTCCGGGCCGGTGAGCAGGCTCGAGGCGGCAAGCAGCCGCGGCCTGCGGCTGCCCGGAGGAAACTCGACGCTCAGGATGCTGCTGATCCCGGCATCCCAGCCGGGCGGATAGGGCTGGTCCGGCCCCGCCTCCAGCTCCAGCTCTGCCCGGGCCACGCGCGGCCGCAGGCGGGAGAGCTCCAGGAGCGCCCCGGCCACGCTCGCCGCGTACACCTCGGCGCTTGCCAGACGCTCCGCCTCCTCGCCTGCCTCGTCCGAGAGGATCTGACGCGCCCTGAGAGCGATGTCCATGTCAGCCCCGCCGCAACCAGATCAGCACTGACCCGTCCCCGGTCAGCTGCACGTACAGCCCGTTTTGCAGCCGCGCGCCCCCGGGCGGGAACGGCTGAAAGAATCGGCCGTTTTCGGATTGCTGGATCTCGTCTTCCCACAATGTCTGCCCGCCCGGTCCAGTCCCGTCCCGGAGGCTCAGGTATATCGGCGAGACTACACCCACCGGGGTAAATCCAGCCACCACGCAGGGGCCGGTGTGCACCGTCCCGGTGGCGCTGACAAGTGTGTAGTCCCAGCTTGCATCCAGCCGGCCCTGGGGGTCGGCCCGCAGAGCCGCGGGCGTCCCTCTCGGCGTCTCGGCAAATGTCAGGCTCATGTCTTGCTCCTCTTCACTCCAATCCCGGCGGCACCGCCAGCAGGCTGCACCGGCAGTTCACCGACTCCTCCGGCGGCAGCGCCGGATCCACCGGGTGCTGGCAGGGGTGCCCGCCCACGTAAAACGGCTTGTTCACCGGCACCGGCGGCTGCAGCCCGGCCTCCACGTGCGTCGGCCGCACGCGGTCGTCCCCGGCTGTGCCCCAGCGCTTCTTCCACACCTCCCCCGGCAGCGCCTCCCGCTGATACTGCACCACCCGCAGCCAGGCCGCGCGGTTGGCGACCCGGTTCGTCTCCGTGCGAACAATCGCCTCGGCCCGGTGGAATTTCGACGTAAAGGTCAGCTTGCGGAAGTCTTCGCTTGCCACTTCGCGCATGGTCTCGTAGAGGCTGCGGCCGGTGATGAATCCGGCGCGGATGGTGTTCCGGATGGCTGTGCGGACGGGCTCCACTATGTCGCGCTTCACCAGATCCAGGGTAAAGTCCGCCCACAGGTCCAGGTACAGTTCCCCGGGAAGCTCCCGGCGCATCACCGGGATGTCCCGGGCGTACCGGTCCACGGCGCGGTCCACGCGCTCGAGGCCGGAGCGCGCCGCCTCATCCAGCATGGTGCCCGCGGAGGCCTGCAGGCGCTGCTCTACCTGGGCCAGTGCCGCGTCGATCCGGCGCAGAACGCTCTCCAGGCGCCCCCGCGTCCACTCGCCCCGCGCGGCCAGAAGCTCCCGCAGCGCAAGCGACCGGGCCTCGTCCAGCTCGCGGCGCAGCGCCTCCAGATGGCGCGCGCTCAGGCGCTCCATCTCGCGCTCGGCGCGGGAAAGCTCTCTTTCCCACCACGGGCTGCCGCGCACGCCTTCTGCCCTCCGGGCTATGCAGGCGCATCCGGGAGCACCCGGATGCGCCTCACTTCCGCTTCCTGCCGGCGCCCTGCGTCGCGGGCGCGGCCCGGTCCTCCTGGCTTACCGCCCCTTCCGGATCCTCCGCCCGCGCCTGCTCGAGCACCGCCGCGTAAGGCCAGTCATCGTCCTCTGTCTCCCGGATCTCAACCAGGTCCAGCCCGTCGGCCTGGTGCAGCTCGATCCACTGCTCCAGCGCCTGGCGGTTCCCGGCCCGGATTACACGCCGCTCAGACATAGCGGAACCGGACATGGCCGCCCGCGTTCGTCCACGTGCCGCCGGTGCCGACGCGCTCCGCTTCGACGATCAGTTTGTCGCCGGGCTGGAGGGTGGCACCGGGGCCGCTGCAGACGATCGTCACGTTCTGGTCCTTGGTCACGTTCACGCCCGCAGTGAACTGCAGCTGCCCGATCAGCGTGTTACCGCTGCCGTCCCAGCCGCCATTGCGGATGTTCAGGTTGATGCGGTTGGTGTTGTCACCCGTGATGTTCGCCCCAGCGATCAGGGACACTCGCTCGACCACCACCTGCCCCGGTGAAATCCACACAGCCGCCCGGACGGTGCTGCCTGTCGCGTTCAGCGTGGGGACGAAGATGGCATCCACCTGCGTGCCCGGCGTGTAGCCGATATGGCCAACCAGTTCCTTGCTCATGTTTTCCTCCAGTGTCTCATTCCTGTTTCAGTCCTCACCGGCGTGTCCCGGCCGGTGCGGCCTTATTACACCACGCTGCGGTCCCAGGAGAGCGGCTCCTCCACGGCGATTCCGTAGATGAAGCGCACCTTGTAGGTCAGGGCATCCGCCTCGAACTCCTCCTTCGTGAAGAGCTCCGGCTGCTGGCGTCCCTGATAGAAGCCCACCTCGAGCGTCGGAGCGCTCGCCGGATCCGCGCACAGATACCAGTCGTTCGGGTCCGTCCAGAACGGCACCACGAGGACCTGATAGGCGTTGCGGTGCCAGTTCGGCTCCGTCGCGTTGAAGTTCGAGGTCTGGACCAGCACCTGGCTGTTGGTCAGCCGCCATGCCGTCTCCTCCAGGTCCGGCGGCACGATCAGCAGGCGCGGGATGATCGTCCCCGCATCCATCCTCTGGCCGCCGACGGTGTTCCCGAAGGTCGCGCGCTTGAGCATATTCACCCGGCGCGCGCTCAGGGTGGCGCTCGAGAGCGGCGCGCTGCCCTGGTTGCCGCTGCCGTTGGTGGAGCCGTCCCCGCCCCGGAGCGTGCTTGACGGATGGAAGAGCGCCACGTTGTCCCCCATCGTCGGGTTGGAGGTCAGTACCCCGAACACGTCCCGGTTCAGGGTCTGGCGCGCGGCGCGGCCCATGGCCACCGGGATGCTGCGGATGGCCCGCAGGTCGTCGTTTGCGATCGTCTCGAGCGTGATCGTGAAGAGCCCGCCCCGCTTGCCGAGCGTGTAGCTCTCGCCCCCGTCCACGGGGTTGGCGAGCGGGTGATAGGTGCCGTTCTCCGGCACCACCGGCAGCACCCCGAAGCCGCCGTACTTCACCAGGTACTGCGGCCGGAAGTCGGTCACACTGCTGATGGTGCTCGCGATCTGGCGCCACTCCTGGTCGGCGTCCGGCCGGCTGAACTCGGCGATGAGCCGTTTGTGGAGCCGGTCCGCGAACACCGCGGCCCAGGTGGTCGTCAGCAGCGCCTCCACGCTGCGCTCGCTGTCGTAGCCTCCGCCGTGCGTATCCCTCAGGATCTCAATGGGCGGGGTCAGCCAGTCTTTGCCGGTCCAGCGGCAGTACGCCTCCCGGAAGCTGCGGAACGGCGGCACGCCGTCCACCGGCTGGCCGGCGAGCATCCCGTCGATCGCCGCGATCATGCGGTCGCGGGAATCTTTGGTCACCTGCACGCCCAGGCCGGTCACGCGCGCGCTCTGTGCGGCCTCATCCAGGGCCTCCTTCACGCCCCGGATGCGCCGGTCCAGTTCGGCCGGCTCAAACACCCGCCCGGCGAACTCGCTGCGCACCAGCTCCGCCGCCTTCGCCGGCAACCGCGCCTCGGCCAGCCGGGCCTCGAGCAGCACGCCGCAGCGCTCGCGCCTCGCCTCCTCCAGCAGCTGGCGCACCTCATCCGCGCCGTCAGTTTCAGCGGAGCGCCCCTCGCCGCCGCTGTCCTCTGAGGCGCCGGACGCCTCCTGCGCCTTCCGGGCCTCATCCAGCTCCCGCGCCAGCGCTTCCAGCGCCTCCGCGAGCGCGGGATGCCTGGACGCCAGCTCCTCTGCCGTCAGGCTCTCCGCATCCTCCACTGCCGCCTCGACCAGCCTCCAGAGAGCCGGCCGGGCTTTGATGTCCTCCATCGTCAGATTCATCTTTACCTCCCGGTATGAGGTCCACCACGGATCCACCGCGGCGGACTCGAAGAGCCGGCCGCCAGCGGCCGGCTGCACCACGATATCCACGCTGTTTCCGGGGTCGGCGATAAGCGCCTCCACTTCCCGGATCAGCTGCCCGTTCTCGCGGACCACGCGGGGTTTGGCGGCCAGATCGATGGACACGCCGATCAGCTCGCCCGCCTCGCGCGCCGAGCGCAGCACGGGCAGGTAGTGCTCGAACACGTGCAGGTCTCCCCGCACCGCGCCGTCCGCGTACCGGACATTGCGCCATGTGCCTGCCAGGTTGCGCGGGTCGCTGCGCCCGGTCAAGTCTCCCGAGCGGTAGTGCCCGCTTCTCGCCGGCAGTCCTTCCATGATGTGGCAGTCGCGCGCCAGCACCTCCTCGCGATAGCGGTTCCGGTTCCGGCTCAGGCCCGCGCGGATCAGCACCGCGCCGGGCACGATGCGCTGCTCCTCATCGAATGCGGCGGCCTCGATCGCCGCCGCCTCCCGGATCGTCACAGTCTCCGTCACTGCTCATCCTCCATCGCCGGGAGCTCAGGCGGCCGCCACGCCGCATAGACGGCCGCCTGGTCCCGCCTGCGCTCCCCGGCGATCAAATCGTCCAGATTGTCGGGCACCGGCACGCCGGCGGCGTTATGCACCAGCTGCCGGGCCGTCTCGCGCGACATCAGGTCTCCTGCCATCGCCAGCTGCGCCGCCTGCACCATGCGCAGCGTCGCGTCCGCGGTGCGGGTATTATCGCTGCGCGACAGATCGGGCGCGGCGATGTCCACGGCCTCGATCTCCTCCGGCGCCGCCCGCACCATGCCGGCTGCGGCCAGAAGATACCCCTGGATCTGGAGCAGCGGCCGGACCACGCCGTCAAACCACTGCGTTTGCAACACCTCCAGGTCCCGGATCACCGGCTCGGAAGCGCTGTCTGCGGTCGTGCGGTTGACATCGTCAGCCGCGCCCACCCAGTGCTCCGGGAACCCGGCGCCAAGCGCTACGTATTTGAGCACCGCCAGGTAGTCGCTGCGGGCATCGCTTGCGTGCACCGCGGGCACCACGGCCTCCCAGGACTCGCTTTCGTTGACCACCTGCACGCTGCCCGGGCGCGGCGGGCTCTGGCCGATCTCCATGGCGCGCCGTGCCACGTCCGCCTCGCTGCCGCTGACGCGCACCTGCCAGATGAACGCCTTGGTCAGGCTGTTGAGCATCATGCGGTCGTTCAGGAACTGCTCCGCCCGGTGGATCCAGTAAAACATCGTCTCGAGCACGCTGCGCCCGCGGCCCACCATGCCGGCCTGAAGCGGGAAGTACAGCAGCCAGCGCGTGCCCGGATCCGGCATATCCCCGCGGCGCAGAGCCTCGACGACGGGCGGCGAATTCAGAATCATCCACTCCCGGTCCCCGTCCGGCCGGGACTCAGTCACGCTCGTGGAGATCCGCACATTCTCCGGGTCGGTCGAGACCGCGCTGATCTGCGTGGGGTGGAGGTACCCGATCCGCATCCGGCCTGTCTGGGGCGCGATAAAGGCCGGCAGGAACAGCTCGCCAAGGGCGAGCCACTCCCGGCACAGCCGCACGTAATCGCGCTCCAGCCCGTTCACGGGGTCGCGCCAGAAGGCCGCCAGCTCCTCGTGCAGTTCCTGGTTCGGACTTGAGAACTGCAGCACGCTGCCGCAGATGTGGGCCGCCATGGTCCGGATGATCTTCACCGCCAGCGGGCTCGTGCCGGTGAAGTGCATGGCCAGACGGAGCATCAGGCTGTGCTCGGCCGGGTCCAGTGTGGCCTGTCCTGAGAGGCTCGAGATGCGCTTCCAGCCGCGTTCCTCTTCCAGAAGGTCCTGGATGCCGTCCCACTGCCCTTCCAGCGCGCGCGCGTACAGGCGCTCCACGCGGTCCACCGGCGCGCCCTCAGGCTCCACAGCGCGCACCGGCCATGGCCATCGCAGGATGTCCCTCAGTGCCATGCGTCTTTGTCCGTTGCGGCGTACCAGCCGCGTTCCTCCACGGTTGCCGATGCCGGCGGGCGCAGTCTGGCAAGCGCGGCCCAGGCAGTGCTCACCGCGTCCACCTGGTCATCGTGCTGGGCCTGCGGAAACGCCACCAGCTCCGCGACAAACTCCTGATTCCAGGAAGCGCGCACGAGATGGATCGGCCTGCCGCTCCAGGCAAGCGCACGCGCCACCTTGTCCCGGTCCGCCTCGATTCCGCGGATGGCCAGGGCGTTGAAGCGCGGGTCTGCAAGCAGCTGCTGCACCGCGGCCAGCTGAAAGCCGGCCCGCTCAATGGCCCAGACGGTCCCCGGCTCAAGCTGCGCGAGCGCCGCCATGTCCCGCACCGTCTCCGGCCAGGACTGGCGGCGCCGGTAGATGTCGAGCACCCAGAGCCGGTTCTCCGCGTCGATGCCGCACAGGGCGCCGACGGTCCAGTCGGCCGTAGTCCGCGATGATGCCGCAAGGTCCCAGCCCCGGGCCAGGCGCAGATGCGCCGGGGCGCGGTCCTCGATTTTGACATCCGCGAGCCGGAAGATACTGCCCTCCGGCGGGGCGGGCCGCCCCTGATACAGCGCCTCCCAGTCCCGCGGGCCGACGTTTGCCCTGATGCGCTCCAGCTCCTCCAGCGGATAACGCTCCGGCCAGAGCGGGCGGCCATTCCCATCGATGGCGGGCATGTGGATGATCGTCCACTCATCCGCCCGGGCGTCCGTGCCCTGTGCCGCAAGCAGCCGCCCGCTCAGGTCGTCTTCGTGCCAGCGCGTCTGAATCAGCACGATTGCTCCGTTCTCCTCCAGCCGGGTGTAGGCGGTGCTGGTGTACCAGTCCCAGATGGCCTGCCGTATGGTCTGGCTGTCAGCCTCTTCCCTGTTTTTCACGGGGTCGTCGATGATGAGCAGGTTCGCCCCGTGGCCGGTCAACGGTCCCCCGACGCCGACCGCCTTCAGGCCCCCTTTTCGTCCGGCGATGTCCCATGAATCCACGGCCCGGCTGTCCTCGGCCAGCCCGATTCCCGGGAAGACGCACCGGAACTGCGGCCCCTCGATCGTCGCCCGCACGAAGCGGGAGAAGCGCTGCGCCAGGTCCGCCCCGTAGGCAGCCAGCACCACGCGCCGGTCCGGGTTTCGTCCCAGGTACCAGGCCGGGAACCGGATGCTGGCGAGCTCGCTCTTGCCGTGCCGCGGGGGCATCCAGACCATCAGGCGGCGGATCTCCCCGCGCTCCACGGCCTCCAGCGCCTCAGCCAGGCGCGCCAGATGCGGCGCGGGCCGGTAGCCCGGCAGCGTCACACAGGCAAACGGGATCAGTCTCTGGCGGGCGAGGGCGAGCACCGCCCGCCGTGCGTCACTCAGGCTCCGTTCCGGACTCCGCTTCGCGCTGCTCGAGCCAGCGCGCCACCGCGATGATGCTGCCGGTATCGATGGCATGCGCTATGTCAACCGGGCCGCCCTCCGGGCCGGAAACCTCGATGCGCTGACGGCCCAGATTGCCCCATACCTCCGGCCGCTTCGCCTGCAGCCACCGCAGGGGGTCGCGTTCGTAAACCGCCTGCTCCGCGCTTTTCACCGCCCAGGCGTCGGCCTCATGGACCCGGGCGCGAAAGTCTGCGTATCTGGCCATCCACCGGCGCAGGGTGCTCTCGGCGATGCCGGCTGCGCCGGCCGCCTCCTCGCGCGAGGACCCGCGCCGGATGTCCGCGATGATGCGGCCCGCGATCTCCGGGTTGTATTTCGTCGGGCGTCCGCGTGGCATGTCCGTTCCGTTTCAATCCTCGCCGGCCTGGTGGCCGGCCAGAGCGGGAAAAGGGGCCCACCGGACAGGCGGGCCCTCAGAGAAAGGGAAAGGAGAGTGTTCGGGTTGCTCTGCTTTCTTGCTGCCTGTATATGTACTCGCTCACAGAATGTCGGACATCCTTACCGTTCGGCGAGCAACAGCAACATTTCCCAGAGATTTTCCGTCGGCAGCGCTGCCAGGCGCTGGCGGCGCAGGTCACTGGTCAGGGTCAGGAGATAGTTCAGATACTCGTTGGCGTCCGCGTCCCAGGATCCTGACGCCAGGCCGCTGGCCGCGGCGGCGAACCGGAACGCCTCGTCCGGGTCCTGCACGCGGTAGGCCAGGGCCCGGATGACCTGCCCCCAGGATGAGCCCGGGAACCGGGCGCGGTCTCCGGCTCTGCGGGCCGCCTCGAGCCGTGCGCAGATATCAGCGAGCAGCGCCGCGCGCTCCGAGGCCAAGGGATTCCTCCAGAATGGCCCGCGCCTCCGAAGATACGGTACCGCCCCGGCGGGCGGCTGCTTGCGCCAGGGCGGACAGCACCTCCCCGGATAGGCGGATGGTCAGGCGGGAGTCCATCCGCCCGGTCCTGGGGCGCGATCGCTCCGCCAGGCGCGGCTCCTGCCTGCGCAGCCGCCGGAGCTCATCGCGCACATCACACCAGGCCCGCCGGAGGACGTAGCGGCGCAGAAGCGGCTCCGGCAGGTGGCCGTGGTCCTTGAGCTCCTGTGCGACGGCGAGGCGCGCGACCTGCGCCAGATCGTCCGCATGCGCTGTCCACCCGTAGCGCGCCCGTATGGCACGCTCCAGGTAGGCTGTCAGTTGTGCGGCGAACTCAGCGTTTCCGGGCTGCGCGGGCTGCATCGAGCTTTCGAGCGAACTCCTCACGCTCGGCCTTCTCTGCCTCGTCAATCAGGGCCAGGGCGCGCGACACGTCCAGCCCGATGGCCTCCAGGAAGTGCGCCATCGCCGCTATCATCTGCGGCGATGGTTTGGTTCGCGGCTCCGGCGGCGGTCCTGCCGCAGCGCGCCGGCTATTCAAAATGCCCCTCCAGCGCGAGAGACACTCCCGCGAGCAGGTCCTCCGGTAGCGCGGCGCCGGCGAACCGCACACCGGGCACGTACCGCCCACATTATGAATGCCCGAACGGGTCATCGCTTCCTCCTTCGTCCCGTGCTCTGGGCCTGTCGAGGGGCTCCAGGTTGTCGGCCACAACCTCTGCGACGCGCCTCTTGCCCCCGTCCTGCCCAACCCATTCCCGGACCTGCAGGCGCCCTTCCACGGCGACGAGCCGGCCTTTCGACAGGTAGTTCGCCGCGAACTCCGCAGTATGCCGCCAGCATACGATATCTATGAAATCAGTCTGCCGCGCGGCGT